TCATGCTCATCATTCAAAACCATATTATTTCGTTCTGGTAACAAAGCATTCCACTCTTGTCCTGAGTTTTTTTTATCTTTGTATAGAAAAATTCCACCGTTTTCAGGTTCCCATCTTTCATTTAGATATATTGTTGCACCAAATATTTTATCTTCATCATCATGAACAGCAATACCAGAGAGTTGTTGCCAAATATAATATTGCAAATAGTATACGTTACATTCTGGTATAAGTGGTTTGATCTCTTTTAAAATTTTTTCTTTCATTTCCCCTTCAATAGTTCTTGATAAACAATTTGAAAAGAAACCTGTTGTCAATCCATAACGCCAGGCAAAACTAGATTTCCATGCTTCCTCATCATGTGCTTCAGATATGTCCATACGAATATCTGAGAGCAAGTTTTCTGTAAGTACATTGTTAAAAATTTTCATTCAAAGTTTCCATAATCTTTTTTCATGTAACGTCCGAGGATGTTGCTATTGTAATACTTTGGTGTCCCATCGTCAAGTGATTCTGTCAGGACATCATTAAGAAACAGTTGTCTTGTCTCTTCGTAGTTTACTTTTCCAAGGGTTGTGTGGAGGGATATGATTTCTCTTCGGAAATTATCTCTACCGTATTCTTTAATGTCTTGTTTAAGTTCGTCAGAGCTTCCGTAATACCGCTTCCAGTCAGACTCTGACGTAACACGTCGCTTGCCTCCTTTAGGTTTTCGTTTCTGTACGAAATACTTTCTTCCAATGTACTTTCGACCCGTGATGATATTTGTAATGCAGTAGACGTAACCGAAGAAGTCGCCAATATCATCAGAAGTGAAAGGTTTACCCTCATATAACCAGGGGTTTTCGTAAACTCCTCCTTCAACCATTTAATCATAAACCTTGATCTTTGTTCTTAGCGTAAAACTCCTTTAATGATGATTGATATTGACCCTCATTATCATCATAAGGATCTTCATATCCCTTCATCTTTTTCCATTCATTATGCAATGCACCCAATAACCATGCTTGAGAAAGACTTTTAGGTCCGTTCTCAAGTAATTCTAGATACCTTTTATTGGTTGTGTATCCTTTGTATTCTTCTCTCCAGTTGGAGTCATCATATTTCATAGTGAAAAACCTGAGAATGTGTCTTTTTTGACGTCTTGTTTGATACCACCAACTAAGTAGTTCTCAACTTCAGTCTCTTGAGGAGCAACCTGTAATCCTTTTGATGAGATCCAATGTTGTGTCCATGGTAGAGGATTGTTTCTAGCAGCAATATCGTATTGTGGTTTAATACCAATTGCTCTTAGACGACGATTAGCAATCCATTCCACATATTGACATAGCAGTTTATCATTAAGACCTATCATAGATCCATCCTTGAACAGATAGTCTGCCCAACGCTTTTCTTCATTAACTGCTGCATCGAACATAGAGATTACCCATTCCTCTTCCTCCTTTGCAATCTTTGCCATCTCTGGGTCATCACCTTCTTTCCATTTGTTGAGGATGTTTTGAGTAATGACAAGATGGATATTTTCGTCTCGTGCGATGAGAGAGATAATCTTAGCGGATCCTTCCATAAGTTTGAGTTCACCAAACGCAAACGAGCAAGCAAACGATACATAGAACCTAATACCCTCCAGGATATTTACATTAGCAATTGCTCTATATAGTTTCCTTTTGAGTTCGTATCTATCTTGTTTGAAGTGACCTGCACCTTCTTGAGCATGTTTCCATGCTGCACCACTTCCATACTCTTGAGCAGAGTTAATGAAATCATCATAAGAACGGGTGACAGTCGCAGAGCGTTCGATTATTCTATCATTATCTAAGATTTTGTCAAGGACTTCACTAGGATTTGCATATACATTTTTAATAATATGAGTGTAGGATCTACTATGGATCATTTCCATGAAACCCCAGACTTCCATACATGCTTCTAGTTCTGGTAAAGAACAGTATGGGATGAATGCCATGCCAGGACCACGACCCTGTACAGAATCAAGCATAATCTGGTACTTCAAGTTAGAAGTATAGATATGTTTTTGTTCTGGACGAAGAGTTTGATAGTCACCACGATCTTTCTGTAAAGAAACCTCTTCAGGTCTCCAGAAATATCCTAACTGTTGAGTAGTAATTCTATCAAATACTGGATACTTATAAGTATCATAACGTTGAATCCCCAATGGTTTTCCAAAGAACATTGGTTGTTTTTTAGTATCTACTTGTTCGGTATTAAATACCGTCATACCCTTTATTTGGGTTTCCATTTTCTCTGTTAACTTAAACTGAACAGGATTCACACTCTCCCTCCTCGGCTTGTTCTAAAGTGTTTAAAAGATTTTCTAATTCGGTGTTTGATGTCTGTGGAACATCAACAACCTCATCACTTTTCATATCGTGAGTATTTTGATAGTAACTGGTTTTCCAACCGTACTTGTATGTAGTTAGTAGATCATTTGCCATTACAGACACAGGAACTTCATTACCTTCATAGTTCTCTGGATTGTAACTCCAGTTACCACTAATTGCCTGATCAAAGAATTTTTGAATAACTGCAATAACCTTGATATATCCTTCGTTAGAAGGCATATCCCACAAGAGTGTGTAGTTATTTTTCAAGTGTCCATAAGACGGAACAATCTGCTTAAGAGGTCCTTTCTTTGACTTCTTAATGGACAGGTAGTCTCTAGGAGGTTCGATTCCGTTTGTGGCATTTGACACAACGGAACTGCTCTCCGAAGGCATCTGTGCGGACAACGTGCTGTGCCTGAGTCCGTGTTCCACGATAGATGCTCTAAGAGATTCCCAATCATATTTGTACTTTGGTTCGACCAGTTCATCTACATCCTTTTTATATGTATCGATAGGAAGAACTCCAGTAGCATACTTAGTGAATCTAAAGTATTTGCATGTACCTTTTTCCTTTGCAATCTCATTAGAAGACTTAAGTAAGTAGTATTGGAATGCTTCAGTCAGGTCATGAGTGAGAGTCAATGCTTCTTGAGAGTCATACTTAGCACCATTCTTTGCAAGATAATGAGCAAATCCAATAAAACCTATACCCAAAGAACGACGATTTATAGTGCTATTATGTGCTGCGGTAATTGGATAAGACTGATAATCAATCAACTCTTCTAAACCCCTTACAGAAAGGTCACAGAGGGACTCTAATTCATCCAAACGATTAATCTTACCAACGTTGATAGCAGAAAGAATACAGAGGGCAATTTCACCATCTTCAGTATCAATATGATTTAATGGTTTAGTAGGAAGTGTTATTTCTTGACACAAGTTACTCATCGTCACTTTATCCGTAAAGGAAGAATGAGAATTACAATGGTCAATGTTCATGATATAGATTCTACCAGTCTCTGCTCTCTCCTTAAGAAGGTCTAAAATAAGTTTCTGAGCAGAAACAGTCTTCCTTTTAATTCGATCATTATTTTCATAACGAACATATACATCATCAAATCTAGGAGTACCAAATGATTCAAAAAGACCTGGTACATCATGAGGACTGAAAAGGGATATGTCCTCATCGTTAATAAATCTCTCATAAAAGAGTTTACTGATCTGAATACTATAGTCTAATTTCCTAACTCTGTTGTCTTCTGTACCTTTATTGTTCTTTAGTACAATTATATCTTCTATTTCTTGGTGCCAGATTGGGAAGTGGACAGTTGCTGATCCACCACGGATGCCATTTTGAGTGCAACATCTGACAGTTGCTTCAAACTTTTTGAGGAACGGGACAACACCTGTGTGTTGAACTTCTCCGCCCCTGATTTTACTGTTGATACCCCTGATCTTACCTGCGTTGATACCAATACCAGCCCTTTGAGCGACATAGCGACCGATGGCCATATCAGAACTAAAAATACTATCCAAGGTGTCGTCAACATCAACCAAAACGCAACTCGCAAATTGCCGAAGAGGAGTTCTAACACCTGCCATGACGGGCGTGGGGATGTTGATTTTATGTTTGGAAATGGCATCGTAGTATTTTTTGATGTAATCTAATTTATTTTCCTTGTAGTTTTGGAAAATAGTAATAGCAATCAACATGTACATGAACTGTGGAGTTTCATATACTGCATTAGTGCTTCTATCCTGAACCAAATACTTATCAACTACCTGACGCAAACCAGCGTAAGTAAATAAGTTATCACGGTCATGATCAATGTAACTATCTAGTTCGTCAATTTCATCTAAAGTAAAATTTATTAGGATTTCACTATCATATACTCCCTTCTCTTGACAGGTAGTAATGTGTTGCTGAAGATTAGGAAGTTCTTTATGACCTCCATACAAACTCTTCCTCAAAGAAAAGAGAAGAAGTCTTGCTGCAACATATTGGTAGTTTGGATTATCTAAACTAATTAAGTCACTTGCTGAACGGATTAATATTTCTTGTATTTCTGCTGTAGTAATACCATCATAGAACTGTATACCTGATTGTATCTCTACTTGACTTGCAGATACACCTGCAATCCCTTCGCATGCCTCTTCAACCATGACATGCATTTTTTCTAGGTTAAGGCTTTCAATGCGTCCATCACGTTTTTTAACCTTTGTTCCGTTGCTCATACTTTTTTCCAGTTGTTAAATTTAATTTTTGCTTGTAATCCTGAATATGTGTTTGATTCTAACACACTCATAATATTCTGTCCACCTATCACCATGTCATTGATGTCCTTTTCAACAATATTGTTTGGCCATATTACAACTCTTTCACCTCTGTCGATAGTGGTTGAAATTCTTTTAACAATTTCATTGTTGCGCGGCTCGTTATCATAGATCCATACAGGATCATCAACACCCCACTTACGAACATCAGCGTCTGCACCACACATAGCAATTGAATTGGATACGAACGTTGAATCAAACGGTCCTTCAGTGACGTAAACAGAGAGTTTCTTGTCAATTTCGTCAAGTCCATAAATCTTTGGTGCTTTATCATTAATCATCACGGTAAGATATTTAGGCACAGATTTTTTTTCAATTGCTCTACCCTGAAACCCTATCAAATTACCATCTTGATACAATGGTATTACGATTCTAGGTTCATCCCTACCGATAGTGTCATAGGTCTTTTTATATGAATTACAGAACTCTTTAAACTTATATGCAAAGTAAAATTTTGACGGATCTAATTTTCTTTTTTCAAGATATTCCTTTGCAGAATCAACCTCTGAACATAGAGGTAAATTAACTTTAGCAACTGTTTTAAAAATTGGTGTCTCAAATTCAAACTTTGGATTTGGAGTATGTCTTCCCTTACCAGTATGACCTTCTTTAAATTTTTCCATGACAAATTGCTTATGCAATCCTACGTCAATCGTTTTCAAGAAATTAGAAAACGACATACTAGCACCACAGTTATGGCACTTGTAATTGGCATTAGTCTTTATTGAATAAAGATATCCTCTCGCAACATTCTTCCTCTTCTGTGAGTCTCCACATATGGGACAACGGAAGTTGTATAGGTTAGGATTCTTTTGTTTGAATTTTTGAAGTCTAGAAGATATCAAATTGACATACTTACGGTCAACTAGATCCATTACAAAGATATTACTGATTCTTTATTATACTCGAAGTTGTCTGTGGTGTCAACGCACCTCTTAAAGTCCTTTGTATGATTGGAGAAACCATAAAAATAATTATAGTAAGTGAACCTGCAATTGTCCACATCTTCTTCTCTATGTTACGGAGTCTCTCATCTACCTTTCTTATATCTCTCTCACATCCTTTCTTTATTGATTCTGTTTCTCTCTTAAGGTCAATAGATAAATTATCTACCTTCTCAAACAATACTGCATCGATACGGTCTTGCTTATCTAACTTCTCATTATGCACAGCAAGAAGTTGACCCATCTTAACGGAGTTGTCCTGTAAGGATTCAACAACTTTTTCGAGTCTTTCTATTATAGCAGCATTGACATTACCTTCAGCCATATCTCTTCATTACTTTCTTCTTTTTCTTTTTATGAACGGGTGGGGAATCTGGGGGTAGACCTGCGACAGCACCAGTAGCAACACTTGTTGCTATTGCATTCTCTCTAAAATATTTTATGATTTTTTCTAATCGTCTGTCCATCAGATTAATTGTAACTCGTTTAAACAATACTCATCTGGCACAATATCATGAAGTATAGAATGTGGATACTCAGGCACCCTCTTCAAAAACATCAAGAAACTTGTAACACTTGGCCACAGTTCTGGTTCCAGTTTATAAAACAACAGTGGAATAGTTGCCTCATCAAATACATTAAACAAGACAATTAAATGGTTTATGATTAGATGTGTCTTCAACACTCCCGTATTCATGTACCGTTTAAGGAGTCTTTTAACATACTTAAATTTTTTTAAGTCTTCGTCAAAATCTTCCTTTGTAACAGCAGCGGGATTGTCGTAATATTTAATGGCAAATAAAAGGTAGTTATCCTCGTTCAATTCATGAAATTTCATAAATCATCTATTATGCATCGCCAAAGAATGTGTCGTCATCAGCGTCACCAGCAGCACCATATGCAGCAGATCCAGTACTAATACCAGACATTGCAACTAAAACTTCACTCTTAACTCTTAAGTTACCATCACAATCGTTGTAAGTTGTAATACCAACCCAACCACCGTGTGCAACAGAGTATGCAGTAGTTCTAGCAACTCCAACCTCACCTTCATCTACACCATAGATGTTAGCAGCACCCCAATGAGTGTCATGAAGAGTTGACTTAGGTTTTTGTGAAATAGTGTAGTTTGTAGATGCTATTGCAACACCACTTAAATGTTGAGTACTAGCGATTGAACACGTTGTTTGATTAGTAATAGCAGAAATAACTGCTTCACCAAAAGTGTTTCCTACACCGATAGATATTACATCTCCTACAGAAGCAGCGCTAAAAGAAGTGCCAGAACCAGTGACAACCTTGGTTGCATAGTTAACGCTTACAGTACCAGGAGAGAAAATATCATCTGATTTGCCCCATAGTGCCATTGATTTACCCGATAAAAAATTGTTCTAAGATTATTTATAAAAACCAAAAAGAGACCTCCAGATAGGAAGTCTCAATCTTTTACTTATTAAGTAGTGCTTTCTCTAGTGCTTCTACTAGTTGATCATCTACTTTGTTACCTGATTTGGCAGCTGCCTTCTTAAGAAGTGCAATGACAAACTCCTTTAGTTTATCTTCTAGATCCTCAGGGATCTTGTCTACTGCCTTGTTTATTACATTAATAGCAATAGGTAGTAAAAATTTAGTCATAATAATACAGTAATTACTGTAATATATAGCCAGTTTTTTTTACTTTACATACCAGCAGCAGCTGCATTGTTCGCTTGAGTACGTTTTTGTATTCCAGTAACTGCTTTACCCATAGGTGTTTTGGTTGATACTTTATGAGCTTTGTTTTTAGCAAGTTTAATAAAGTTTCCTATGGTTTCTCCAATTCCTTCATCAACTTGTTCAACTTCTTCTTTCTTAACAGTCTTCGCTGCCTTCTTAGCAAGTTCTTGGTTTATCTTCTCTGATGCTGCACCTATTCCACCACCTGCTACTGCACCACCAAGTCCACCTAGTGCTGCTGCTGTTAATGGTTTCTTATCCTTTCCCTTTTTAGTAGGATCTAGAACTTCACCTGCTGCTCCACCAACTGCACCTGCAGCTGCTTTTTGTGCTATTGGGTTTTTAAGACCTGCTTTTGTTAGTAATTCTATTCCTTTTTTACTACCTGCAGCAGCAATACCTATTCCAGCACCTGTGGCTGCTCCAAGTACCTCATTAAGATCTTCATGTTCTCTTGATAGTTCATCTCTCCAGTTTGAGAAACTTTCCTTTTTATCCTTTTTATCATCACTCTTTTTCGCTAGTCTTTTTGCTAATGCAACACCGCCCAATGCAGCTGCACCAGCAACACCTGCTTTCACACCATGTTTTTTAACAGCATCTACTATAGCATCTTTTGCTGGAGTAACTACTTTGTCTTTAGCAATTTGTTTTACTACTTTAGTTGGTCCGTCTTTTGTAATGTCAACATTTTTACTAAGTCCTAAGTTAACTCCTGGTTTTTCTCCCTTACTGTTTTTCCAACTATAATCCTTTCCTGAACCAGGTGTGTTTTCCTTTGCTTGTTTTACTATCTTATCTTTTGTACCCATTATTTTTTTTCCAACATTTTTCCACCCTTTGATGAATTCCTCTTTACTTTTTAATCTTATACCTTCATCAAGTAATTGCATCTCTTCTTTTATTTTTTTCTTTGCACCCATCTTATCAAACTGTCTACCAATCTTACCACCAACTTTAGAACCTGCATAACCACCAGCAAGTTCACCAGCAACCATTAAAGGACCATCAGGAATTGCAATTCCAGCAGCACCTCCAAGAGCAGCACCAGCACCAGCACCTCTCCTTTCCCATTTACCTGCACCTGCTTTACCCTTTGATGCAGTTTTTACTACATCTTTACCTTTAGCAGTGGCAGCAGTAGTTCCTTTCTGAACCATTTGACCACCTTTTTTTCCACCAATCTTAACACCTTGTCTGACTAGAGTGCCTTTACCACCAACCTTTTCATCTAATTGTACCTCTTCTTTCATCTTCATAACAGACTTGCCATACTTCTTTTTCACACGTTCAAATGCAGAAGGTCCTTTGTTTACCTTCTGTGTCTTTTTCATTTCTTCACTTGGTGGATATGAGGTTCCATCTTTCTTATCCTTAGATGGTTTTACCTTTCCCATATCTCTTGCATGATCATATCCTTCCTCATTTACTGAAGATGGTGTGGTGTCAACTGGATTTTTTTTTTCGTCTTCTATTGGATGCTCAATAACTTTACCATCAGCATCTTTCTCATGATGTTCCTTATAAGATCCAATAACTTTCTTTTTGTCAGCAGTAGTATAAGGTGCAGCACCTGGTTTACCTGCACTGTACTGACGTTTTCTAGCAGCAATTACATCAGGAGAAGGTTTCTTTGCTTGTCTCTCCTTTGCAGCCTTCATTGCCCTTTCTCTGTTGATTGCATCATTTCTTGCTACGTTAGGGTGTAATGCTTCATCAACTTCTTCACTTGGATCAAATCCCATCTTAAGACCCATTGCTCTCAACTTATTTCTTTTGAGATTCATTCGAGTTCCAACTTCTCTAGAGTCCATGTCTGGTGTTATTTCCTTATCCATAGCACAAGACTTTTCTTTCTTCTCTTCTTCATGTTTCTTTTCAGCAAGAG